GGACTGCCGCTAGTTGGATTAAAAGCTAATGCCGATAAAACTTCACGTTTGATTAGCGTGAGCCGATTTTTTGAATCCGGAAAGATTTATTTTTTACAAAACGCAAACAAGATTCAGGATTTGCACGATCAGTTGATGGAGTTTCCGAATGGAGCACACGATGACATGGTGGATGCAATGGTTTATGTGATTCGAATGTTGTTAGTAGACGGCCAAAAGTTGGTGAGTGCGGATGATTTTATTTTAGACTAAAAAAGGAGTATAATAGAAGATATATTTAACAGTAGAAATAAGGAGAAGAGATGGCAAAATTAAAGATTAGTGAATATGCTAAACAGATATTAATGCTGATGTATAAAGAAGAACGAGATAATCCGGGAGTTTCTTTTAACTCTTTATCGATCGATGAGGACGGTCTAGAAACAGACGAAGAAGAGTTAGCGGATGCCATCACAGAAATTGTCGACAGTAACGCTAGGGTTATCCAAAGTTTAGAGTATCTAATAGATAGTGGTTATGTACGCGTACATAGACGAAAGACTATGGATAACGAAGCAGTCTATAGTAGAGTTCGGCTAACTGCGCTTGGAGTAGATTTTGCAGAAGGCGTAGCGAGCGGGAACCCTCAGAATATAAAGCAAGCAGGCTTAATAATAAATGGAGGTGTTAACATCGAACTAGAGTCTTTGGGCAAAATAGAGCTATCGGACATATTTGGGCTAGATTCTATAAATAGTCTAGTCAAGGTTATTAAATCATTCTCAAAAGCTAGCTAAATTGTCTTTAAGATGATATAATTAAATTAGAATATACGGCTCATCGCGAAAGCGGTGGGCTTTTTCTGTTGGTTAAAAATAGGAGAAGAGATGTTTGGCAGGAAAAAGATTGAAGAATTACAAAAAGAAATTGGCAGCACGATAAGTGGCAGCCTAATTTTTGGCGACTACGAGCAAGAGATGAACGCTTGGAATCGAGAGCGGAAAATTCGAGATTATCGTGAAATGATGAAAGACCCGACGGTTGAAGGTTTATTTAATATTGTCACGATGCCGATTTTGGCGAGTGAGTACCAAATTGTAGCGGAAGATGAAAACGAAAACGCAAAAGAGCAGGCAGATTTTGTGCGAAAGAATCTTTTTGAAAGTAGCTTTAAGGGTGGAATTGAAACACCGTTTGATTTATTTTTAGATGAGGCGATGTTGGCCTTGGCTGATGGTTTTGCTGTTTGGGAAAAAGTGTATCGCCTAAATAAAGATGGTAAATTGGAGCTTAAAAAATTAGCTCTAAGGGATAGCTTGAGTGTGGAGCTTGAAGATGAAAAAGGTGAGTATGTTGGAGTTAAGCAAACTTTGGAAGATGGCGGAGTGGTGGAAATTCCGGCGTATAAAACCTTCTTGTTTACTCACAATAAGAAATTTAACAGATTGTATGGTCGAAGTATTTTAAACTCTCTCTATAAAAACTATGACAAAAAGCAAAAGTTGGAATATTTAGATTCAATCGCTCTGCAAAATGATGCAATTAAACCAAAGATTTTAACCGAAACGCAAGAACATTTGGGTGTAGGTTCGGGAGCGATGCGAAAGATTATTCACGCAATCGGTAAATTTGGTAAAACTAATTCGGCGGTCAGTGTTCCGTTTGGCTATGACATTAAAACGTTAGAAAGTGACGGCCGAGACCCACATCAAAGTATCGAACGTCAAAAGAGCGAAATGGCTTTTGCCTTCATGGCGAATTTTATGCTTTTGGGAGCGCAAGGTAAAAGTTCGAGCGGTAGTTATGCACTGTCGAACACACAAGCTGGTATTTTTCA